CTTTTAGGACGTACTTGCGCCGCTGGTTGAGGTCAAAGGCCCCAACCAGTATGTCGACGGTGCGCTCTTGTGCAGGCATTTAGGCAATATCTTTATCGCCCAAACTATAGCCCTACATCAAGCGTTAGATGAAATCGTGCCGCTGGTAATAAAGCTGCAGCTAACAATCACAAGCTCACCGACCGTAGACGTGATCTCTGCGTCGGTAACAATACCCGCAAAAGTAAACGAGTCGGCGTCGTTGGTGTTGCCAGCGCGGAACAACTCAAACGATGCGTCTGTAGCGTCGCTGGCCTTTAAGACATCATCGAAAAATGCTTTCTGGGTGGATTCACCTTCGTTGAAAACAAGCTCAACGGTGCCAGAACCGCTAATCATGCTGCCGACAAACGACCGGAAGGTGTCGCCGTGATCAGAAACGTCGAGCGTTTCTTTAGTGATTGACAGGCTCCAGCTTCGAGTACCGACTACAACGGCGAGGCTGCCGCTGCCGGTCTCAAATTCGACTGAGCCTTCTTCTCCGCGAAGGATTGCCATGGTCAGAGTTCCTCGATGAATTCAAAGGTCACACGGACCTGGGTTTGGAAGTAGCCCTCGGGAGCTGAGGAAGCCAGCGCCTCTGGACCGATAGGAGCGTCGAAGTAAACCCCCGACACGATAACTCGATTATACAAATCCCGAATGCGTTTACCAATCACATAGTTCCCTCCTGGGCCAACGCCCTTGCCTGAAAAAACGTTGATCAGAACTAAGCCGACGATGCGGTTTTGCGAGTCTGTCGTTCCTCCGTGCCCTAAATACTCGCTTCCGCCAAAGGTGGTTAAACACTGAACCCACGAAGATCCCGGTGTCGGTTCGTAGGCCATGTTGTGAAACACAACAGGAATAGCAGGACTGCTGGCTAGCTCAGTCGCGAGCCTTCCTTCGATCGTTGCTCTAATTGAATTGAGATCAGCAGCAGCCATTAGCTGTCCCTCACGATTTTTTTGTATTGGCCTTGCGACCAAGACTGCAGCTCCTTGCCGATTATGTCGGGGAAGCCCGGAACAGTTTTAGGAGACTGCCTGCTTCTGTACTCATCGCCCCAAGACTCGGGCAGCATTACTCCGTAGCAAACCGGCGCGGCATAGTCTTGGCGGTTGTTGACCTCACCAACAAATCCTTCAGTTTTGCTCTCCCAAGCGTTACGCAGATCTCCACCGCCCGGCTCTTCGCCTTCGTAAACAACTCGAACAGGGGTTGCTTGCTTCACGCGTTTTTCCCACTCAAGCGTCGTCACTCGAACGAGCTTTTTGATCTCGCCCTCCATGTGGTCGCTTATTTGATCGAGGCGGATCTGACGACGTGCCATCGTTACGCCCTCAAAATCAACTCATGAATAACCGCTCCGTTGTCTCAACACGAATGATCTGATGCACAACGCCGCTAATAACGACGCGATCCTTAGTCTCAGGCGCAGTGGCAAGGTCATTGGCGGCAATCGTCAAGCGCTTGTCACCGGCCTGCACCAGCTCGTTTGCCTCACGCAGGTTCACATCTTCTAAAATGCCTGGAACCGTCGTGTCACTTACGCTTTCTGTGATTGCACCGGTTGTGGTGTTGTAGCTGCCAGCCGTGACGTAACGCACTGTCACATCACCTCCAAAAGTTCTAAGGAGGTTGCTTGCAGTCCGCGCTAAGGAGTCAACAAGTGCCATCAGAGGTTATAGGCCAAGCAAGCGCCACTGGTCAGCGTGATGCTGGTGATGATCCCGCAGATGTAGGTGTCAGCGACAAAGGTTTCGCCAGCCAAGCTGTTGCCGGTTGCGTTCTTCACCGTGATTGCACTAATCACGCTGTCTTCTTTGAAATAGATTTTGCTGAACCTGCCGGTATGGGCACTGCCATCCGAGATGAACTCGAAGCCGCCTGAAAGGTCTGCGTACATGGTCAGCTCCGTTTGATAGCAATGTTGCCTGGTCCACTAATTCTAAGACCTGTCAAGTACCTTTCAAACATCGGTGGGACGTGGTCAGCACCAACAGCACCAGACTTGTCAGGCGTGACATTTAAACTGCCGATCTGAACGTTCTTGAAATCGTTCAAGCCGCTAAGGCTGATGCCGTCCGTGTTGTTCTTGAGGTAGACAGCAAGCTCAATTTGAGCACGCTTGATTTGATCAGGGATTTCAGTGTCGGTGAAGTAATCCTCAGAGATGCGGAAAGGGAAGCCAGTGGCGTACGTGTTGACGTAGGTATCGGGCTTTCGCACGCCAGTACGCGGCCATTGCCTTGCTTGCGTATCGGTGGCGCGTGCGCCTAAAAATCTTTCGCGGTCCAGACGTTCAGCCGCTGCTGTCAAAGCGCGATTGCGTGAATCGTCATTGCCGGTCGTCCACTTGCCCACATCAGTGGACTCAATCATGGCCTCAACGTAAGCGTCAGCTTGCGCCAGGGTCATGTAGCTGTTGGCGTTTGCGCCGCCCGCTGTTGCGTCGATTGTTACTGCCATCGGGCGTCACAGTAGAAGTCTTGCGTTTGGGGGTAGAGGCCACCACTTTCGCAGTAGCCTCATTTTCCCGCATTCGCTTGAAAGCGAACAGACCCATCAGGAGCTAGCGCCCTTCAAAGCCACAAAGCTCAGCACAATGGCCTCGCTAGCAGTCGAACCAACGTTCGCCACAGTGATCTTGAACGAACCAGCAGCAATGCTGTTGGCCTGAACCAGATAGCTGCCAGCAGTACCGGCAGAGCTGTGGTTGACCACCACCACGTCAGTGGCAGCGATCTTGTCGTTGTTGACCGTGAAACTCACCTCAGCAGCACCAGCAAGCTCAGCGCCTGCCATGGTGATCTGACCGGACGCTGTATTGAGCGTCACGGCTGTTCCTTTGTTGGTGGCCTGAGTGACAGTGCCGCCAGTGGTCGGGCCAATCAGAGAGCCCGCTGTTGCCTCAAAAATGGATGCCATGGTTAGTTACCTCGATCAATCAAGAGCAGAAGTCGAAGTAATACGAACAATGCCGATGTTGTTCGTCTCAAAGACCTTGGTCCAGTTGCCCACGGTTTCGAGCTGTGCCCGAGTGGGGTTGGAAACGGAGGTAGAGAATTTACTTCCGATGGGGTGGTAGACGTAGTGGAGGTCGATAGCCATCGCATCGCTCTTGGCGAGGATGTCACGGTCCACGTCAGTCCGCAGTGCAAGTTGCTCACCAGAGCCAACGGCTCCCTGCGTGAACATATAACTGGCGTATTCGGTAGAAGCACCGGAGCCAGCAGTCTGCACATCAGCAGAAACGATTACACGCATTCCCATGAAGGTGGGAATAGAAACGTCGCCAAAGGCGTTAGCCAGCGAACCTTGGGTTGCGCCGGAGTCGGGTTGGCCGTTGTTATCGTAGATGTAATCGAGGGCTCTGCGTTCCTTGAGGTCATAAAAAACCTTCGGGTGGACGCAGATCGCTGCAAGCTTCTCCCCTTGATCACCCAGCAGTGACTGACCTTCGACAATCTGACGTGCAGTCAGTTGCGTAGGGGTGTCGCCGGTTTCGCCATCAACAGCCAAGCCTGCATAAGCAGCAGAGCTGGTGTCGCCCACAGCACCGAACACACCAGCCAAGCAGGACAGAAGATCCTTTTGACGCTGGTTAGCGATGTAATCAGCAATCTTGTTGCCAATAGCAGCCATCGGGTCAGAACCGGCAGCCAAGGCAGCCAGATCTCTGCTTTCGAAAGCTCTGCCGCGATGGAGCACGGCGGCCACTTGCTTGTCAGCAGTGATCTTGCCGGGAGTCAATGAAGAGCTGTCAGTTAGACGCTCAAAATCGCCAGCAAGGTTTGCGGCGTAAAATGGGACTTGAATAAAGTCACCACCATCCTCTGCAGCATTCAGCTCCGCCATAGGTTGCACCACACCGGAGGCCAGAAAGGCATCGCGCTGGGTGGTGGCCTCTAAAACGTAGGGCGTGAAAATTTCAGGGATGATGATGTCAGAGCGAAGAGTCGCCATGACAGATCCTCAGAAAAAGATGTTTACGGTGTGGGCGTAACCCGTTCGGCTCTGCGTAGCTTTGCCTTAGTCAACATATTAACGGTTAGCAGCAGCTTTCAACCTTTCGTACATATCCCGATCCGTTCGATAGAGCCGCGACTGTTCTGTGAGGTTGTAGGACTCTTTGGCGAAAGGATTTTTTGTGCCTGGGGGGATGTCGCCACCAGCACTGCGTCCTGAAGGCGCACCACTGCCAACAGGCTTAGGCGCTTTCTGCATGTAACCCGGCAAAGTTTTGGCCCATTCGCCAATCGGCTTGCGCTCGTAACCGTTGACGACAACAACAGTGCCATCAGCTTCGCGCTCAATTTGATCCGGCTTCAGCAAGTCGGCTTTGAATACGATGCTGGGATCATGCACAACATCGGCTAATGCTGTGTTCGCAGGTGCAATCAGCTCAAGCTCGCGGACTCGTGCTTCAAGCTCAGCAAT